CTGACTTTGGTGGCCATTTTAAGAAGGCGACCAATGTCCTCGGTGCTGTTTCCTTGGTACATTTTCAGGATCTCCCGAAGCAGCTCGGGATTCATATTAATGTCCGCAAGGAAGTGCCGGGCCGTGGTGGTGTCACTGAGCGTGTTGAGTATAGCCATTGTGGTTCTGCGGAAGAACGGCGAAGCCGCAGAAATAGCCCTTTCAGTGGCGCTTTTTGGTGCCGTGTCAGAGCCGATCACGCCTCCGCCTCTGGTCAGCTTTGTGCGCCGGCCCTCTGATTCAAGGGCGTTTGCGAGCATATCAAGGCGGCGGACATGATCTTCGCTCGTCAGCACAGACAGCGCCTCGCGCTTGCCCTTGGCAGTGAGAAGACGAATGGTTTTTGCCAAAGAGTCATTGAGATTTTCTGCCTGAACAGCAGTTGAGTCCGTTGGTTTGCTTGTGTTGACTGCCGTGTTCTTGATTGAACGATCAATGTACTCGCGAACGGTGTTATCAAGATCAGCGCGAGCCTCTGGGGTGCTCGCCGCAGAAACTGCTTCTCTAGCGGCGGCAGGATTTGATAGCACTTCGCGAATTCCAGCGTCTCCGGAGGCAACCTTCATTGACGCAGCTTCGTCTGCGGTCTTTCTCACGGAAGACAGATTGGACTCTGTTTCTGACCTAGACCTACGGAGCCCCATGAGGTCATTCCTTGCGGCTTCTATGTCTTTGCCGGCTTGATTGATCTTGGTTGATTCGTTGTCGATCTGGTTGGCGTATTGCCGGATCTCTTCTCCAATGCTTGCAAACTCCGGCTGGCTGAAGATTGCAGCTTTTTCGGAAAGCCACGCCCTGATGCCCGAGCCTGTTGCCTTTTCGCCGGTTTTGGCAGCAACAGAAGAGACTGCGTACTGCCGCACTGCATCGACGTTCTCAGGGGTTTTACCCATGATTGCCGCAAGCTGCCGGGAGTTCTCGGCAGACGGCTCACCTTTGAACCACAGCTCCAGCGTCTTCGAGGGCTGCACTGCGCTTGGGCTGCCTCCGGGGCCGGCCTTGCGGATCTTTGAGGTGACTCCGTGAATCAGGTCCGGGGCAGCTTCAGCATAGAGCTGCTTCGCCCTCATCAAGTTTGGAGCTTCAGAATCAAGCTGGGCCTTTAGCTCATCAATGATCGGCTGGAGCTCGTTCTTGGTGTTCGTGTATTCCACCCCGCCAGTCTTGGCGGCCGCACGCATCTTTGCGTTCAGGTCATCCAAGACGGCGGCAGCATTCTCAACAGTCAGCACCTCTGCCGGCGCAGACATCACAGACACAGCCTCCACAGGCGTAGGCGGCGGGGCCTCCTGCGCAATGGGAGCGGGCTCGGCTGTGCCAGTGTCTTTCAGCATCTCTGTAGGCTCGGCGGCAGTTGCCTTGCTGCGCTTTGCCCCTACCTCAACAGGTTCGGCGGCCGCCTCTGCCGGCACGGCTTTCATCAGCTCCTCTCGCTCAGAAGACAACTTAGCCCTCTGTTCTGAAAGCTCTGAAAGTTTTTGGTCAATTTTCCGAACTTCTGTTTTAGCGTCGTCTGCCCTTTTGGGGTCCGAAGAATTGAACCTGTTTTCCAGTTTTGCAGATTTCTCCGAAAGAGAATCAATCTGCTTGTTTATCTTTTCAATCCTACTGTCGATCCTTGCCACCTTTGGTGACACTGCCACAGGAGCGGCCTGAGTCGCCTGCGGCGCTTCTGGCGCAGCCACGGGGGCTTGTGGAGCTGCCTGCGCAACAGGCGCGGCCTGCGCGGCAGCGGCCTGTGCCGCGCGTTCTGGCGAGCCGATGTCCCGCTTGGCCATCTGGATGATCTCGTCGGGAGAACGAAGCGAACTTCCACCAAACAGGTCAGCCTTTTGCTGCAAGGCATCGGTTGCCATGTTTGTCAGCGTTTGGCCAAGCGCTTTTGTGCCAACCTGTCTGCGGCTGCCTTCGTTGTAAAAAAGCTCAACAATAGAAGCAACCGCAGGGTCCGGGCCGCCAAACATTGTGCCTTGGTTCAGCGCATCAATTGGATGCGTGCCTTCAAGCCTTGACTGGCGCACAAAGGCTGCGGCCTCCGCAACTTTTTGCCCAAGGTCATACTTGGGATCTATCTGACCGCTCTCGACCATCATCCTGAGCTTTGCGAATCCACCAGAGGCATCATCCATTGCTGCCGCAATGGACTTAACCATGGGGTCAGTGTCATCCCTCATTGACCTAAGGATGGCCTCTGCCGCAGAAGGTTCGGCACCGGCGGCTGCCGCTCGACCTCCGTAGGCGGCCTGATTGAGGCCATCTTGGTATCGTTTTACCAAGGCCGAATTGGGGCCGCCGTCGCTTTTGATGTAAGGCTGAAGCTCAGTTGAGCCCAATCCAGAGTTTAATTGCCTCACAAAGTCCGCGTTCGCAGGGTGATCCAAGGACTTGGTTGGATCAAGCTGCGCAACAGCCCCAGACAGAATCCTCTTAGAATCGGACCGTGCCATGTCGCCGGTGGACAACTGGGCCACCACAGGCCGGTTCATGTCCACAACATACGCCTCAACCTCGGCGGGTGTCAGCGGCGTAACGCGCTCCTGAACTTCGACCGGGTTTTTGAACCCAGAAACGTCGTATCCGGATTTTGTAAGCTCATCAATGTACGCAGCGCGCTTTCCGGCGTTAGGCGGTTCTGTCAACACACGCTCAAGCACAGAAAGTCTTCCATGACCGCCCTCAAGAATGTTTTTGCTTGAGCCAACAATTGGGGCCCCTGTTGTTGCAGATGGCTGGGAACCAGTAATTTGCCTAGGATCAAACTTTCCAAAAATGTCGTTAATTTGATTTTTGGAAGCAATCTCTGCTCTGTCGCGATTTTGGTACTCAACAGGATGGGCTTCATTGCCACTGCGCACCACGTCTTCCAGCTCAACAATCTTCCTTCGCACCTTGATCGTCTGCCCGCCCGGAGTCTTAACCTCAGACTCAACCGGAGCCGCTCCTCCAAGGTATTTTACTGGTCCCTTGGGCTCAGGCATGCCCGCAATCCCGGCCTCAATCTGCGCAGCTCTGGCCGGAGTCATTGCAGACGCAGGCATTGGCACGGCTGCGCCCTCTGGCACAGACGGCTGCGCCGCAATTACCGTCTTTGTCATTGTTGGCCCTTCAGGAGCCGTGCCGGGCTCTACACCAAATCGAGCAAGCTGCTGCTGAATGTTTTCAACAATCGGATTAGTCGGTTGAAGCGCTGTCGCAGACACATCCATGGACTGGGAGACACCACGCGCAATCGGCTCTGTGCTGATCGGCTTTGACAGCTCTGCGGGATCGTTGCCAGCCTCCATTTTATCCTGAAGGTCTTTGTACTGTTTCCCGTATTCTTTGAACGTCGCCTCTCCTGAGGCCTGCCGCTGTGTTGCCGGGGCATTCTCGTTAAGACGCCCCTGTGCGGCAGCCAGCTCGTTTTCAGCCGTCGCCCTTTGCAGTTCAATGTCACGGATCGTCTGCTCCTGAAGCGCAATGCTTGCGTCTGTGTCTGCAAGCGCGCGCTCGACTGGAGAAACAAATTGCCGCTGCCTGTCTGCTGCTGCGGCAGCGTAGGATCCCTCAACTCCGGGTTGCGGTTCCGCAATGTTCGTCGAGTAGTTGGATAGCGCTTGCTCGTTTCGGTTTCTGGTGCGAACCACCATCGGGTCAACCTCTGAGGGGTACAGGGCCTGCGCAATCCCCTCGTCTCCGGCGGCCCCAGCGGAGCCGAGCCTGAAGCCGGGAATGTTTTCATCAAACTGAGAGGCCAGTGCCGCATCAATGTTTGCGATTGCCTCTTGAGGTGAAAGCGCTCGCCTAAGAATGTCGTCTTCTGCGTTTTTGACAGCCATCCGGTTTGCCATCGACTCAAGCGGATTTCTGCCGCCAAACAGTCCCTTGACTCCAGCGGCCACCGTTCCGGACGCCTTTGCGTCCTGAATGAAGTCCTGCATTTGCTTTGGAGTCCTTGCGATCCCAGAGTTGTCTGCGATCAACCCGCGTTTTTCCATGGCCATTCGCATGGCCTCAGTGTGCGCCGGCGTAAGCTCGCGCGAGCCAAACAGGGCCCCCGGAATAGCGCGAGAAGCCCCCGGAACCATTCCACCGATCACGCTTAATGGAAGATCCACAAGAAGCGGATATTCCCCGCTTGGGTCTACAAACTCAACGGCTGCCTGCCCAGACATACCAGACGCCACGTCCATGATTGGGCCGCCCTCTTGCATCACGGCTCCAACCCTTGCTGGCATAGATGCGGCCGCGCCTCTGGCCGCCACGGCAGCGGGGGTGGCTCCTTTTGCCAGCATTTTTCCAATTCCGTAGCCGCCACCAATTGAATCAATGCCAGCTCTTCCAATGTTAAATACGCTCTGCTCTCCTTCTGTTTCGGGATAGGGGACACCAAGGTAATCAAGAGCCTTGTCCACAAGCACATTACTTGAGGGCAAAAGCTCATTGCCAAGGAAGGCATTCACCAATGGCGACCCCATGTCGTAAATGGCCTTTGAGCCAAGCGCAGCAGCAGCACCAAGCGGAGCACCAACACCAAACGGCATCCCGGCAAGCGCACCAAGCCCTGCAACGGTGGCTCCGGGTGTGACTGCACGAACACCCTTGAGGGCTCCCCTGACAAACTCAGGGGCTTTATCTAGTGGACGAGGCTTCCGGACAGCAGCAAACCCTTCCCCCAAATCACCTTCCTCACCACCCTGCACCCCGGTTTCAAGCTGCGGATCTTGAACTGGCGATGCAGTGGCAGAACCCTTTGCCAGTGACCGCATGAACTTGAAGTTTTCGTCGTCCAGTATGCTCATTATTTCCCCTTCCCTTTGTTTGAGGCCTTGGCTCTTTCTTCTGTGAATTTCTGAATCAACTCCGAGCCTCTTTCGGCGTCCGATGGTGCATTGAAGCCCTTTTGTGGAGTAAATCTTTTCAGCCTGTTTTCAATAACAGAAGCAACCCTGTCTCTGAACTGGATAAGTTTTCTTTTGGCTGTTTCGGCGCTGTCGTATTCGGTTGGCAGAAACTGGGCCGCGTCAATTCTTTCTCCGCCCGTAAGAGCGGCTCCGTAAAGTTCGTGCTTTTCTCTGGCAATCGGATCAAACAGTGCCGCCCTCCTTGAGACGCCCTCTCCTTTTATCCCGCTCGCAAGTAGATTATTTCCTATGATTGGGATTTTTGACTGAATCCCTCTTTGAACGCCAAACGCAGCGTTTGCACCCTCTCCGGAAACAGCTTCAATGGCCCTGTTTATTTGCGAAAGGGAATCATTTAGGCGCGTGAACTCAATGTCTTCCTTTTCTGGCACGGGCTTGTACTTCACCCTCTCCAAGCTGTACCCATTGCGAACAATATCGCCCTCCCTTGGCGGCTTTACGGCCTCATACAGCGCATTGAATGCTTCTGGGTCACCCTGATGGTAGGCCGCTATTTCATCCTTGCTCATGGACTTTAGGGCCTGCTCTGGCGTCATGCCTTGTTGGATCTGTGGGATTCTCCAAAGCGCAGACTGATCCTTTGGCGGGCCGGATCTGTCTGCAAATTGAGACAGACGAGGATCACCGGGAGCAGCCACATAAGCGCCTTCTTTAGGAATTTGAAGCCCCTCCATCATTACGGCGGCAATTGCCTCCGGGCCATACCCGGCGTCCCGCATCGACTTGATTTTGCCGGCGGTTGGGTTGTTTGGAAACTCGAAGTCAGCCCTTGCTTTGGCTTCTGCAAGCTCGATTGCCTCATTGCGCTTGTAGGCAAGACGCTGCTCCGGAGACATACCTGCATCTGTCTGATTTTGGTAAATCTGACCGTACTCCGTGCTTACATCAGGAGTCCTTGCCTTGAGTCGAGCCAGCGATTCAGCGGATTGCGCCCTGAGCCTTTCAAGCTCTGTCTCGGTCCGAATTTTTTCATTACCCTCAAACTGCAAGCGCTCCATTGGGCGAACGCCCGCTTCCTGAAAATTGTACTCCTGAGCTCCGGTGGGCGTGCTTCTGTTAAAGTAAGTCTCGCCAAACCTTGCGCTTGCCTCGTCCTCCCTTATTTTGCCACCAGTTTTGATGTCTTGCTCGGCCTGTGCGATACTGGTCTGGCCGGGCTCCATCGGCGTGACGCCTGTCTCAAGCATTAGGCGGGCCTTGTTGACATCAGCCTTTGCCTTTAGCTCTGGGTCAGCAAAAGCGCCACCTCCAGAAACTTTCTGGAACCTCAGGATCATATCAATCTGCTCCTGCTTTTGCTCTGGAGTCAGATTGGGATCATTGAGGATACGAAGCGCTGCCGCATATGGCGCTGCGTTGACATCGTAGATGGCACGCTGGTCGCGAACTTTGTCTGTCTCAAGGCCAAAAAGTCTCTGCTTGTCTGCGGACTGAAGGGTGGTCGCGTAGTTCCTAGCCGCGTCATAGGGACGCATTTGAGTCGGATCGCCGCCGGCATCAAGGTACGCAGCAATGTCTGCATTGTACGGACTTAGACTCAGCCTTGCGGTTTGTGGCTGATTGAAGGCGTTGACCAGAGAAGACGCTTCCCCAAGCTGTCCGGTCATTGCCATTTCTGGCAAGGGCAGCTCGTTCGGGCTCACATAAGACCTGCCCTTTGGCGGTTTGATGCTGTCTCCGAACGCAGCTCCAAGCGCCATTGCGTTGCTGCGCTTAAAGAGATCCTGCTCTTCGGTGAGCTCAAACTTGCGCTTGTTAAGCATCCCCTCCGGAGTGCCCCAAATGCCCTGCGCAAAAGCGGATGCGCCATCTATTAACTGCCGAGCATCAAATTGTCCCATTTTTTCTCCTTTTTACATTACGGGGTGAACGTACCCCGCGCCGCCTCCAGCGCCATTCATGGCGGCCATTGACCCGTCACCAATCGGGGCCGCACCGCCTCCGGCCGCACCCATGCCAGTTGCGCCCATGCCGGCCACAGTTCCAAGCGCAGACAGGAGCGATCCAATTGCCTTGTGTTTATCCCCGGCCTTAGAAGCAACCTGAAGCTCCATTGGAAGGATACTTGCGGATCCGCGCATGTAGCCACCAAGGGGCGTCTGTGAGTTTGTGATCTGCTGGTTTTGCAGACTGGTGTCTCCCAGCATTTTTGTAAACCCACCAAGCGCCGCTCTTGCGGTCAGCATGTTCTGCACGCTTCCGCGAGCCTCGTTCATGCTCTTCTTGTAGACCTCTCCAATTGCCCTTGGGGCGTCCTGAACCGATTGCATCGGGTCGTTTCCAAAAGGAGACGCCCCTGCAAACACAGAATCAGCAGCATCCTGAAACTTGGTGTTCAGGTCTTGTGAGTTCTTGGCCTCACGTTCCTGCTGCGAATCCCCTTGGTTGTACTGGAGGGATTTATCAAAAAGCCCAAACGACTCGTCCCGATACCCCTTTTGGCGAGACAGCTCTGCCAAGTGGGTGTTGTTCATGGCCTTTTCGGCCCTTTTTGCGCCCTGCATCTGCATGGCAGTGCCCGCGCCAATAAGGGCAACGCTTGTGATTGTCAGCGTTACAGGGTCGCACATAATTATTGAACGATGGTGGAGCTGGACTTCTGGTTTCTGGGATTCATGCCTGCAAAATAGCCATTGATCCCACCGTATTGACCTCCGCTGGCATTCGCCATCGAAGTGTCGTTTTTGTACAGGTTGGCAAGCTGGGTAAAGGCGGTTCCAAGGGGCTCGAACGAGTTGGGCCTGTTCATGCTTGCATAAGCTTGAGACTGGGCCGCCTGAGCCGCCGCGCCGGCGTCGCTTGTGGCGTTGAGCTGAGACACAAGAGCGTTCCTCATGTCTTGAACTTGCTGCCTTGCCTGTCCGGAGTAATCCCCAGCTTTTGCGGCAATGTCTGCCTGTCTGTCTGCGTACTCCTTTGCCAGCCTTGCAGCGCCGTAAGCACCGGCAGAAGAGCTGCCAAGCCCGGACGCACTTAACTGCAACCTGAGGGCAGCGTTTGCGTCATCAAACTGCTGCTTCAATTGAGGAAGGTAGTAATCAGAGTACGCCTTGGACTTGCCGGCGTAGTACTGGTCGTTAAACGGCGAAAAGGACGAGTCAATGTTGCTCATCCCTTGCCGAATACGAGCCTGACGCTCCTCTTCCTGTCTGCGCGCTTCAGCGGCGCCACCATCTCCACCGCCTCCTCCTCCTCCGTACATATATTTACTCCTTATCTATGACCCGGATTTCCGGATCGAGGTTTCTCATGTGATCCCAGCCACCGCACAAAAATGCGATGTGGGAGTAAAGATCCAGATCCCCGCACCTGACAGACGCGGAGGCCATCTTTTGCTCATCGGTTCCAGCTTTCCACTGCTCACCCACAATCGCACGGTTTGCCACCATGGCTATAAAGCCAAAAAGGCTGCCTTTGTGGGCGTTGTAAAAAGGATTAAAAGAGATTTCCTGAAGAAACAGCACAAGCTCCCTGATGGCCTCGTCCGCTGACACCGGCTTATCCCGGTCAATCAAGTCATCAAATGCATGCATGAAGCACCAAAACCTCCACAGAAACACGCGAGCATCCGTGTTGCCGCATGTGATCCTTTCGATCATCCCCTTGGCGCTTGGATTTTGATAGGCCTCAACGGGCTTGTCTGCGTAGTCGATCATGGCTGGCACACCCAAATGAATCTCACAAAATCTTCCCCGTTCTTACCCCAATTTGTCAAGATGGCCTCCGGGTAGCCGCCCAGTCGCGCAATCCACCTGTGGGCCGTGTGGTTTTCGCTCGAAGACAAGCAGTGCCCAACCTTCATTCCCATTTTTTGCACAAGGTACGGAATCACAAACTTGATGCCAAACTTGGTGACCGTCTTATGGACGCTTTTCCACTCGTCTGTGGCCATCATCCACAGCGACCAAACATCTCCATACTGCCGGTAGGCACCAAAGGCGCAGGCAGGGTTTCCTGTGCTGCCAGAGTAGGCAACCCAAGCCAACCCCCTGTCTCTTGCAGAGAAGATTGAGCAGGCCAAGTTTTCCGCGTCCGAGTCGTCTTTTGTGCAAAAGATCTCTTCGCGATCAGTGTCCCTGAGCCTGTTACACACGAACATCAGGCCTGCAAGGCTCATTTCCCTTATCTCTGCCACAGAATTACCCGGCATCGTTTATTTCAAAGTGAACCGCAAAGTTCCCGATTTTTGCATATCCATCAGCGCTGTTGGACATCTTGATGCTGGCATGAGTCCCAATGGCAGTCGCCATGATTCTGCCGTTTGAGTAGGTGCTGTTTTGTATTTTCCCAATGTAGTCAAATGACTCAGGGGCAGATATATCAGACCCAACGTAGATGTCCCATTCTCCAATACATGCAGAGTCAACTGCTGATATTGTTTTGAAGTGGGCTGGCTTGCCGCCGTCCAAGTATGGCATCTGCACTTTAACAATGCTTTCGTCGTACCGGCTTCCGGTCAGCCCGCCGTAGGCGTACACGAAATTCCCAGACCTTGCGTATATCCTGTTGTTCAGCGTGCAAAGGTGCGAGATCTCTATCGGGATCCTGTCCGGACCTACGGTTGGCATGTAAACGCTCCAAGCGTTGATTCCAGATGAGGGAAAGTACGAGTAGACGTACACCTTTGGGCCAACAGACAACCAATACCGGCCATCAACCGGATCAATCAACCCAAACGCCGCGTCTCTTTTTAGGGAGCTCAATTGAGACACATCATACAGGATCATGTCGTCAATCGGGTTTCCAACGTCAGACACAATCGCCACGTTTGACGCATCCCTTGCGCGAAGCGAACGAACGCCCAACTGGCTAAGGAAGTATGTGTCGATGTTTCCAAGCGACACCACAGAGTTTGGCGCAGATGTTCCGACGTTGTTAAGGATCTGCGAAAACGAGTTCAGCTTTGGGTCTGCGCTCATCGTCCACACTTGAACTGAAGACTCGCTGAAGATAGCCAGCTTGCCTTGATACAGCGCAATCGAGGTCAGTGCAGACGAGCCTGAATCCTGACTTGAAAGATTGATGACGCCGGCTCCGTTGATCGTGTCGTTTGTAAACGCAGATGGTCCACCGTTTGTGGAGGTTTCTGAAAAGTACAGCAGCGACCCGGATGCGCTGTACATTTTATCCATGTGAGTGCGGCAAAACCTGCCGACAACAGACGCTCCGGCCTGCGCTGTGTAGTTGACTGAGTCTATGGCTATCGTGAAGACGTCGTACTGCTCGTAGTCGCCCAAGATCTGGACAACAGTAAATTGAGGCGAGTCAGAGTCTGCTGGGGTTGTTGTGATCGTGATCCCCTGAGCAGCGCCGCCTCCATTAATGGAACTTGCCGTTACAGTGTAACTTGTGTTCTTTTTGAAGAACTGAATGAAGACCTTGTCATCAAGGCTTGTGGACTCGTAGACGCCATCAAGCTTGATCTGGAGCGCAAAGGAGGCCGCAATGCTTGCGGGATCTCCACTTGAGGTTGCAATTGCGTCCCAAGACGTAACCCTTTTGCCATTGTAAAAGTGACTTATGACTCCGTTTTCAAATCTGGCAATTGCGTATATTTTGCCTTGAAAATTGTCAGCAGACAAAAGTTCTGTCATTTGAACTCCGCCAGAAAATCTTCTCGAAGGAGCGTACACAGATGCATCCCAGCTTGGTTGGCCGGGAGGGTAGGAGTACACTGGCATTGATGCAGACCACCCATAGTTAATTGTGGTCAATGGATTGTAGTAACTATCGTATGAAGTTATGGTTACATAGCCAGCGTTAGCAATTGCCGTAAGTTTGTTTGATACGCTGTTCTTGTTTATTGCATCAGCGAGCTGGTCCGCAGCATACCTTAACCACTCTTTTGCAGTTGGGTAATTTTTAATCTGCAGATCAGATGATGGGTAAAAAGAAACAAATGTTGAAAAAGAAACTTTTGGAGTTGCTGTTGCGTAATAAGACAGCGAATTTACCCCGCTTTGTGGCACTGCAACATATATCAAAGAGCTTTCGCCCGGATCATTTTCTGCTCCAACAATAAACAGGCATGATGCCTTTTGTGACGCTGGCAAAGGAAACACTGGCAAAGAACCATCCTCAATTACAACAGTGCATGGTTTTACTACTGTATCCTGTCTTGATAATAGACCTAATGGAGAGTGGGGAACCCAAAAACCATCAATGCAGGGAAAAACAGCAAGGCCTACTCCAATTGATTCGTCATCTTTTCTTTTGCAACGCCTGACAACACCAAACTTAGCGTCAAGCGATCCGGTTTGTGGGGTTGAGCTGTTTGGGTTTGTATCTGAAGTCCAGTGAACACTACCAACGTAGTTTGAAAATGCATAACCTAAAAATATGGTACCAGACACAATGTCGTAAGGTCCATTTGGATATATGGCAAGCTTATAGGTTCCAGATGCATCTGTCCTAATTCTGTTTACTTTATAAAGCCCATTTGGAGGGGAGCCATAAGGACCACTAAGATTGGAAAATGTTATATGAAACGTCTGGTATGGAATTGTTGGCACCTCTCCTCCGGGCGGAATAGTCGCAATTAAAACGCCCTGCAAATCTGATTTGCGTGAAACAGACGGGTCGTAGGGCCTGTCATAAAACGTCATTACAAACGGGGCAACCTGAAGAGTGGACTGGTATCCCCCAGTGTCCAATTTCATGTAGTTTACCCTTGGGACGTAGAAGCTTTCAGGGGCAGGACTGGGTGGAAGCGCCCCAAACACGTTTGGATCAAGAGAGTCGGCCGACCCAAAAACCCAAAGAGCTCCGTTTGCGGAATGAAGCCCGAACGTGCCTGTGGGAAGGTACGCAATTGCGTCAAACGCCTTGCGCTTTTCAATTTCCCCGCCCCTTGTTATGTGGGCGTTTTCAAGCTGCTGCAATGTCCCCGGCTTTGACGTGAGCGCCATGCGGCGCGAGTCCAAGCCAGAATTGAAGTTTTCAATTAACAGGTACATAGTGGGAATCCTCGGTGCGCCTTGCCTTTAGCGTCCAGTCCCTGTTTGCGGAAGGCGTTTCCCCGCCCCCAAACACAAACGTCTGGGTGCGCTGCATCTGCGATTTGATCTTCGCAAAATGAGCCTGAGCAAATGCGTTTTTGGACTGCGCCTCTGGAGATTTCATTTTTGTCAGAAGCTCTGCCGCAGTGAACAAAACAATCAAGGTCGCATCCACATCGGACACATCGTCCGGAGCAAGGAACGGGTTAAGGTTTCTGACAAACCTCCAGCGCATCGTCTGATAGTTTGCAGGCGCGGGCCAAACCTCATACTGATCCCCTTCCCAAAACCTCCACAGCAAAGCAGGATCTGCCCTGTAGGTGCCCTCTGGCATGGACGCGTTGTAAATGGTCGAGTTGAACCCGTATTTTACAGGCGTAAACGAGTTCGACCACTTAACCAGCGCCCCGATGATCCTGTCCCGGTTCAGCCTCTCGTTAAAAGAGTAGTACCGCTGCCCCGGAACAAGGGTCTCATCGGCTTCGATTATAAGATGAGGCCAGTTGAACATGTTGTAGATGATCTCTTGGTTCCTCCTTGCGAGGTACTCAATAGAAGGCAGCATTGAAATCCCCTGAGTCATGCTGGGGCTTGCCCCAATCTCAAGGCGAATGTCCTTCACAATCTCCAACAGTGTGGCCTGTTTCATCTTTACTCGGGATCTGTGGCTTCTACCTCTGCCTGCTTGCGCTTGCGGCCCTTGCTTGGGGCTTCAACGGGAGGCACAAAGCTGTCTCCAATATCGCTGAGTGTCTGCGGCAAGACAACCCCCATTCCGGGGAAAACAGAGCTGACCCAGCGCTCTGCTTTGCTGTCTGTCGCAGAGGAGTAAACGATATTCAGACGCTCAAGCTCAGACCTGTTCGACACCTCGACGTCGTCCAGAACCTCAAGAACAGTAACAGCGTCAACGGCACCGTGAATGGCCCGGAGGAGCACAATTTCGGGCACAGACACCCCATCCTTTATGATGGTGTTGGTCATGTCTCCGTTCAGTTTGATCTCTACTTTGCAGAATTGCATATTTGGTTTTTGGTTTTTGGTTACAACAAAATGGGGCGACCTCCACTTGGAGGCCGCCCCATTGCTATCAGGCAGGCTGCTGTTTAGGCAACCGCATACACGCCAGAGCTGTTGAGCTGGCGAGCGACAGTGCCGCCCGTCCAAGTCATGGCCCGGTACAGTGTGTACTTGTCATACGGGCGGGCCGGGGTGTGGGTCTTCCGGTCTTCACCTTCCATGACGTACAACTGGATCGCATCAGAGTCGATCATGTAGCAGCGCTTGGAGTAATCCACAGCACTGCCAGTGATCGCTTGAAGGTCGTCCAGCGTAGGATCGTACTCGAACGTGCCAAGGCCGCGCAGGCTGATCTTGGCCATGCCGATGTCCGTTTTGCCCTCAGACTTGAAGCCCTCAAGGGTGTAGTACCCTTTTTCGTGGACTTCAGATTCCAAGGCCTCAATGAACTTCGATCCGCACAGGATAACGGTGGGCTTGCCGCCGTAACGAGTGAGCTGGCGAACTTCCTTGCGCAGGAACTTCGTGAGCGTCTGGCCACTGGGGCTTGCGGTGATGGTGTTTGCACCAACAGCCGCACGGTTGCGCCAGTAGAAGAAGCCCTTGTTGTCCACCGTGGTGGCGCGAGAAAGGCCGCCCAGCGTGCCAGTCGTGGGGTCGTCAGCAATGAAGCCGGTGATCCCAGCAACAAGCTTGGCGTCCTGTGCGCCATCGCGCCAGAGCATGTTGTTGAAGGTACGAGCCCAGCCTTCTGCCATGTCGTCCAACTTGTCTTCAAGCAGGCCCACCAGACGAGTCATCTCAATGTTGGTGTGGTCAGTTGTCTTCGCGCCATTTGTCGAATCAATGACGGTAATCCCGTCACGCTTCAACTCAGACAGCGTAACAGTGATGCCGGCGTGGATTTCTTTCCAAGGAAAGTTGACGCGCTTGAGGTTTGCTGGGTTTGCGTACACGACGGTGTCGTCGTGACTGAAACCGGCGATTGCAGTGGTGTAATCACCCTTCACAGGAAGGTCGATTGAGCCCTTGCCGCCGGGGAAGGTCTTCTGACGCCGCATATAGTGGTCGAGCAGAGGACGATTTTGGATGGTCTGAGCAAACGCCGGCCCCTTGATATAGAAGTCGAGAGCAGCGTTCGCAATGTTGGTGATTTCAGCTTGTGAAAATGCCATATAGATTGCGTTTTACTAAATTAACCACCCATTGCCATTTGGGCCGCTTCCATAAGCGTCCTTGGGGCGCGGGTGGCGTTGGTTGCCGATGATGCAGAGCTCCCCACTGACCGCATTGGCTGTCTGCGAGGCGAAAGGCTTCCAAGGGAAGCATTTACATCTGCATAAGCCCTTTCCGCGATTGCAACTGCTTCTCGCGGACTGCGAGGTTGGTGCTGCGTAAGAAGCACCCGCACACGGTCACTAATTAGCCCTGCCTTGTGTTGGTAGTCTGGATCTCGCGATTTCACACTGGCCTCCCAAGAGTTGACCGTCGTAGCAATTGACTCAACGTGCTGCTGGTGCTGCTGGTTTTGCAAGTATTGCTCTTGCTGGACCTGCTGCGCCTGCTGTCGCTGCGCCAAAAAAGCCGCTTGGTTTCTCTGTTTGGCCAACTCAACTGCCGTTTGACGGTCAATAAAGCCCTCTTGGACTTTGTGGGCAATGTCGTCCGGCAGCGCCTCTCCGGCAAACTGACGCAACCCATTGTAGTGGGGGCGCAGCGCCTCAAGTGCGGCCAACGGATTGTTCTTCATCAACGCCATGATCTCCATGCCCTTTTCCACCTCTTGGGTAGAAAGGCCATTGTGAGCCATGTACTGGAGAACTTCGTTAAACTGGGTTGCGGCACCCTTGTAGGTGTCGCGCTCCTGAATTACCTGCTTCCAGCGCGGATGATTGTGAAACGGCAGCTTTGAGTCATCTTCTTCGGGTTGCTGGGTAGAGCCATCTCTGGATGCCTCGCCGCCCGTAGCGAATGAATCGCTCGAATTACTACCTGCCGAATTGGACGTTGATCCGGCACCCTCCGATTTGGGCTCTACGGCGTTGCGCACCGCAGACAGCAAATCCTCAGGCTCTTTAGCGTCCTGCTTCTCGATTGTCGGGGACGAGGCCGACGTAGCGTCATTACTTTCAATGGGCACCGTGTCGCCAAAGCCAACCGGAGTTGGCAATGGAGGCTCAGAGCTTGTCTGTGGTGTCTGCTCGGGTGCCGACGAAGCACCTTCACTATTTAGCGTCATATTTTGTTTTTATGTTGGTTCTACGGAAAATCAAGAGGGTCAACCCATATTTGAGGCGGAATTTTGCATTGGAGCAGATCCTCCTACTGTTTGAGATGGCCCCGGAAGGGGCGCAGCGCCCGGTTGTCTGGGCTGCTCATTCTGCGCGCCCTCGGCTCCTTGTGCGTTTGGATCTTGCTCAGAACCAGCGGCCACTGCCATCTGCTTCTGAGAGTTCATGGCAACAATTGACTGAAGCCCGGCAACTAGCGCGTCTGTAGTGTCCAAGTTGTCATCCATGCGCATGATTGCCTGTTTCAGCAGCCAGCTTGGGTCGAGGCCCGGAATTTGCATTATAATTGGCGCAAGTTGCTGGAAGTTTGCAACTTCTGCTGCTTTGTTTGGGCGTCCGGATGAACCAGCTTCAATTTCAAGCACCAGCTCGTCTGCAATTTCCTGCGCAGACATAACTGGCCAGACAGCTCCGGGTCCAACAATCTTTTTGACCGTTTCCTCGTTCAGGTTTGCCAACATGATCTGACCGCAGGCCCGAGCCATCTCAGACAGTAGGTCATCAAGGTCATCAATGTTTGAAGAGATAGCCGCAGACCGGCTCGATTCTGCAATTGAAGACTGCGTGGCAGTGGCGCTGTTTGTGCCGCCCATGTTGGCCTCTTGGCCACCCACCGTCTTAAGTACGTCATCAAAAATGCCATTTGTCTCGTACAACGCTGGGTCGATGGGCGCCGGTTTGATGGCCTGAATAACCTCAGACACGCTTTGTCCGGGCTGAAGGGCATTCAGCACCACTACAGCGTTGTTTGGTCGCGTCTGGAGCTTTTGGACATCCTCTTCATCGAGCATGCCGTTTGGCACGGCGTAAACGGGTCGGTTTGCGATACGGTGCTCGCGTAAGGCCTGCCGAGAGCGATTGAACTCTTTCTGCATGGGAGCCAAGAGCTCCACATCAGACGGCGGGAAAATTCGACGCTCGTTTTCAATGTCATTAAACGTCAGCGAAAAGAATGGCCAGAAACGCTCAAGCTGCACATCAGGGGCGCTTGGCTCCTCAAGGAACTCTGGGTAGCCATCGCACACCTTGTAAAGCATGCCGTCTGTTTTTGAGTAGATTTCCCAGACAACACACATGTCTTTGTCTCCGGGCTCCTTTTGGCGTCTCAAAGGGTTTTCGGCAGGAGCTTCCGGACGGTATGCCGTGTAGCTCTTTCCGATGTCCACGTTGTAGATCTCCTTCATGTCATCCTTGGACAAGATGAACTCCTGAGCCACCCATTGCGCACCAATGAAGGTGCGAATGTTGCGGCAGCGCGGGTCAATAATTACCGAAGTTGACGCCGGGAAATCAAAGATTAGCCCCTCTTTGAGGATTTGATCCGGCTTGGCGCGCAGCTCATCAAGAAGAATGCGAAGCTGCTCGGTTTCGGGGTCATCTTGAGTGATCTTTTCGTCGATTTTGTCTGCGGAGATGCGCTTCAACATCGCAATCCGCTGTGTCACGTCCGTGATCTTTTCTACGTCCTCAGGGCGCTTTTGCAGGATCCGCTGGAAGCCGACTTTCATGTAGGCAACCGAGCAGGTGCAGGCCCGCCGGATCATCTGCTTTACCTGAAGCTTAAACCCCGGCTCCTGCTGATGGATGTAGTAATGGAACAGAATCTCCATGGTCTTGGCGATCTTGTCCAGCATCTGACGCCTCTGGAAGCCCTGCATGGCGTCCTGAATCATGGACTGCGACTGCATGCCCACAGACGGGTCAACAAGGCCCATGGATGCGCCTTGTAGCGACTGCATTGCCGAGTTCAGGGACTGCATGTTTTCGTCCCATACAGCGAAGTCTAAAGTCTTTCGGCGCTTGCAGACGGCTTTTGGGTTTTTCGCGTACAGCGCAGCTACTTTTTGCTGAAGATGCCGCTGCACGATGTTTGCGACATACTTGTCTCGCGACTCACTGTCACTTGGCCACTGGTTGCCATGGACAAAGTCCATGTTTGAACGCATCCGCTTAAAGTCATCTCTCCAGTGCTCTTTTGCCGCAGTGACAAGCGAGGTCCATCGCTTTACCAGAGCCCTGCGATTTGGCTCCGGATCCGGGTCAATACGACGAATTAGACCACTTGCTTCCTCGCTGTTTTTTGAGCCCACATCAAGCGACTCCTGCTCGGTGCCCGGCACCTCAAAGCCAGATAACGCTCCCTGCGCAGCCGGAAGCCCCTCTCCCGGCCCCGAGTTTGGTTCCTGTCCCTGAAAAATGTGTGCCATATTTTTGGTGGTTAATATCCGTCTGCGTGAGCAAGCCGCTTCATGTCTTCCTCGTATTTACTCGCCATTTTCACCCACTCTATTGAGCCGGTGCGTGGTTGAAGTGATTTTTTTATAGAGGGGATGCTTGCAGCGACCTGCATGGAAAGACCCAATCCTATCCAAGCAAGAGTGTCCACGAAATCGTCGTGTCTGGCGTTGGGAAACTTCAGAATTTCATCCTGTGCGTCAGACCACCAAGACGCGAATTCCGGGAATCGCACGCGACCCATGCTCATGCGGCCTTGGATGGACTGAGCGCGTGTCTGTTTGTCCTTGGCCGGCGTCACCTCTTCAATGGCACAGAAGATCTCTTCTTCCACCATGCGTTTTCTCAAGAACGGGCCAATGGACTTGGTGATGTGGCCTTTTTCCGCAAACCAAAGCAGTGGCCTGCGGCGCTTCATCATATCCAGCATGGCATCCACCACGTCGTCTGTGTTTGCGCGCCTCCACCAGACATCCGGAAGCACCCAGATGACGTTATTTTCATCCACGCCCACCGGAATCATCACTGTGGCGTCACGATTTTGAGCCGTGGACACGGCGTGATCGCTTGCGACGTAGATTCTCAGGTTTTTAGGCAGCTCGTCTGGCTTGTATGTCTTCAGCCAGTCTTTTTTGAAGAAGTCCCCGTCGTCCGGCGTAGGATTGCCCTGAAAGAGAGCAGAGAAACCACGAGGATCCAAAGTGCGCACATTCCGAAGGTAAGGAATGGGGAAGCGCTCGGGCCAGAGTGGCTCTCCGGGCTCGCGACCCATTGGGTCTTTCTCGACGGCAATGGCCGGTAGAGACAGGATCTTCCACTGTTTCGCTTCATCAAATTTGTAGTGCTCATTTCTTGGGTCTGTGAGCCGGCCCACGATGTCATCTTCGTGCCAGCGGGTCATAATAATCACCACAGAGCACCCGGAATCCATAAGGCGGGTGTAGGCCACCCTTGTGAACCAATCCCAGAGCCTGTCACGGGCCGCTTTTGAGGCTGCGTCTTCAGTGCCCTTGACGGGGTCATCAATCAGGAGGCAGTGAGCACCGCGACCCGTGAGCGCGCCGCCTTGGCCCACAAAGACCATTAGGCCGCTGTGGTCTGTTTCGATGCGGTCAGCGGCCGCCGAGCCTTTGCGAAGTGTGGCGTTCGGAAAAATCTGCCGGTAGATGGGCGAGCGCATCGTGTTCCGGACACTTCTGCCGATGTCTTCCGCGTACTCTTGGTTGTATGTGGCAAAAATTACCGAGTTCTGCGGGTTTTTGCCGATGAACCAAGGGATGAACTTCTTGGACGCCAGCTCTGTCTTACCGTGACGCGGCGGCATTGTGATGATGAGCCGCAGCATCTCGCCTTTCTGAATAGACTCAAGGGCCGCTGCGAGAATCCGGTGATGCTTTACCGGCTCATACAGGCTCGCATTCGGGTTATCCGGATCGTCCGGACGCGGCATCATCATGTGCGTAAAATCCAGCAGAGACGCCTGAGCCTTGCGGGCGCGGATCATGCGCTCCGCAGCAGACACAAGCTGCTCTTGTGCCTTGATCTCTGCCTCAAGCGCGGCCCGCGCCTGCGCCTCCTTCTTCTGCTCTGGGGTCATCAGGAAACCACCTTTGACGAGCCCTTGATGACAGAAGAGGAGACTGGATTCTGGATCGTGTTAATGTTCTGCATCGGCCCTTGAGTCGGAAGCATCCCGGTTACGGGCATTGCTGCGGTTATTCCGGGCTGCTGGTTGCTGAACATCGGAGACGGCATTAGCTCTCCAATTGGAGCTTCCGGCCTGCCCTTTGGGGCATCAGTAAATGCGCTTGCGAGCGACTCGCTAGTTGCGGCATTTGGGTTCCCTGATTTTGCCAAATCAAACACAGGAGGAGGGGGAGGAGGAGCCGCTGCGGCGTTTTTCTCCATAATAGTCTGGATGGCCTTGCCATACATCTGGCTTTTGCCTGACTGAGGTTGTTGGTCTCCGTACATTCCGCTTCCTGATGTTTGTTGTGGTGGTGGCGCTTGCCCGCTGTTGTTGTACATGCAGGTTGATCTAGTTAATAGGTTCCAAAATCAGGACTTGCGTCAGCAGCGGCCTGAGCGGCCTGAGCGGCCGTTAGCGCTGTGGCCGCATTGTTGAATGCCGAATCCGCTCGGGCCTGAGCGGTGGCCGCATTGGTCACGCCCAAATTTCCGCGAGTCAGCGCTGTTGCGGCATTTGTGACCGCCGTGTTGGCGGTTGTCTGCGCCGCGTTTGCTGCTGTTAGCGCATTGTTGGACGTGGTGTTTGCCGAGGTGGAGATGCTGTTTGCGTTGTTCGCAGTTGTAACAGCGTTGTTCGCAGTGTTGGCAATGTTGTTGGCAACCGTCTGCGCAGTCGTGGCGGTTGCAGACGCCGTGTTGGCCGTGGAGATTGCCGTGTTGGCCCGCGTCAGCGCCGTGCTGGCGTTTGCATTGGCAGTGGTGGCGTCATTTGCCGCGTTGATCGAGCGCGTGTTTGCCTGAGTGGCTGTTGCTGTTGACGAGTTTGCTGTGGCAATTGCACTGTCGGCTTTGGTGACCGCGTTGGCGGCCACTGCGGTTGTGGCGTTTGCCGTGGTCACCGCACCGTTTGCCGTAGAGACTGCGGCGGCCGCAGTGTTTGATGCGGCTTGGGCGGTGGTGGTGGCCGCGTTGGCCGCAGATACTGCTGTGGCCACTTGAGTGGTGGCAGTTTGGGCTGCTGTGGTTGCTGTTGCAGCAGCAGAAGATGCGGAAATCGACCTATTGTTTGCTGTATTGGCTATCCCAATCGCCGAGTCTGCGGTTGCTGTTGCGGCGTTTGCCGTGGTTATGGCCGCCTGACTGTTTGCCAGCGCCGTGTTGGCATTGGCAATCGCTCCCGGCATCTGCGAGACACTTGTCTGCACCGGAGTGGACAGGGAGTCAGTTGTGACGATCCCGTTCTTGAGCGCCCCGTCATCCCGCTGCACCTCAAGCGTCCGATCAATCAATTGATTAACTCTGGAGACGATCTGGTTGAATTCGGCATCCAGATCCACCGGATCATACGACTGCCCAACGACAGCGTTGGAGGTGAATGACGTGATTCTGACAAGGTCTGCGGGCACAGCGCTCATGTGGGCATATTGATAATCAGAAGCCGTCTGCGTCAAGTCTGTGCAAAGGCAACCCCTCCGCTCGCTACCACACGAACGGAGGGGGAACATGAACCACTGCCAAATTGGTAGCGGGGGCGTGAGTCGAACACGCGACCTTCTGGTTATGAGCCAGACGAGCTGCCACTGCTCCACCCCGCGATTGGAGCCGTCTCTCCGGCTGTCACGCCGATAGGCAGGCGTTCGCCACAACTCACATGTCAGTTGCCGACAGGCACCTTTTCCTCGGCTTTACCCGTGAAGAACGCAGGTGTCGCGTGCCAATCACCCGATTTCTATTAGCCACACCTTTCAGCAGTGGTCGGGGCGCATGGCGGCGCGTGAGGCCCAGAGTGTACAGGAGCAGACATCCGGGCAAGAAAAAACCGCTATCCACACTCATGGATAGCGGCTCTTTTCCGCAACCCCGCCAGTCGTACAGTTGTTAGGGTTGAGCGACCCTTTTCTCAGTCCTCGTCGCCTTCGTCAATGATTTCGACTGTGATTTTTGCGGTCCCACTGTTGGTGGACTGAATGGTCAAAACAGCGGTGTCGCTGTTCATGTCAATAACGTGCTGAATGAGAACAGAACAGGCGTCCGAAAGCTGATCCATGGTCACCTTATGTCCGCAGGTTTGTCCCGACTTTTGTCCAGACTTCTTCTTCTTTGGGGGCATGCTTCTGCCGCCGAATTCATCCAAGTGCATCAGTGTGTTTGTGGTTCGTGATCCAGACTCGCTTCGAGCTCGACTGGGTCTATATGTATTTGATTGCTAACGATTAAGCGCGCTTCGCACTCGCCTTCGGCGCGCACCTTCCATTTCCGAAACGGCAGGAAATCAGCGGTCACAACGTAGTTGAGCCGCCAGTCCCTGCGGGGCTGCTCATTCATCTTTATCCCCCAACATGGCTTCTGCAATGTCCGGAAAAATGTCCCGAAAGATACAGCTAATCTCAAAGGCAATGTGCCGATGTTCGAGCTGGGTGTCTTCTTTGGTCCGGAGACGCAGATAGTGGATCCAATCCCGAACGCTGCCGGTCATGTACACAACTGTCTGCGCACACATGGGCAGGATCATCCGAGCGCACTCGCGGGCCACGCCGGCGTCCAGCAGGTCAGAGTAGGCCTGCTCGGCAAGCTCGATCTGCCGGTTCACGATGAGCTTCAGCTCCGGGCTGTCACAGTGCTCGGAGCTGGACTGTCGGTTCTTGGCCGCCTGTCTGCGCAGCTCCACTGGCTCAAAAGCCGGCACAGAGGCGTACCTTTGTGAAAACTCCTGAAAGTGGAAGCTGCGGTGACGCAGGATCTGCGCGCTGATGGCGCGGGAGGTGGTGATTTCCACACCCAGCGAGGCCTGCTCAAAGACCGACCAATGCCCGTGCTCCATGCAGTACCGCAGGAGCCTTGGGCCGGAGGCCGTGTTGAGCTGGTTGATCGGATTGGACACGCGGGCCGCGTAGACGATCAGGTCTTGGGCCGTACGGATACCCTGCCTGACAAGCTCAGGGGCCGGTTGAGTGAACGAAATAAGTTTGACACTCACCTTAGCGGCTCCCTTCTGGCGGTGGCGATGCCTTCCATGAGCTCGATGTGTTCGCTGTCCACGATTGCCTTGCAATGCGGGTGGCAGTTTTCACGAAGCCAACGCATGAGCGGCAGGGCCGCCTCACGCATGTCCTCGATCTGCTCATTGGATAGCCATGGGTTCTTTGCCGCGCCGCGCCGCTCCACTATTCCCTCAAGGCGTTCGTTTTCCTGCTCGGCTTCGAGCAGGTCGCGCTTGAGTGCCGCACGCATCGACTCCAGCACCTCGATGCGGCGAATGGCTTCGTCCGTAATGACAATGCCGGCCTCATGCTTCTTGTGCTCAAGCATGCGCTTGAGCTCCCACAGTGCCTCCACGGCAAGCTCGCTTGTGATGCTCATTGTGGTGACCTCCCGCCGGAATTGCCGCTTGAGGTAGAGTAGGCGTACGGAGGCACAGGCGGCAGGTGTCCGGGGCCGCCCGAAGGACCACTCAAATCAACCACGGGCGCAATGAAGTCAAACACGGCGCGCGGCTTGCCGTTGATCTCAACAGTGGTTGTCTGGGAGATCATCGTGCCGCCGGGGAGCACTTTGACAAGGGAGTTGAGCACGTCCACTGAGATCGGCCCCAGTACGGTCAGCACAGGGGTGGGCTTGGGGGTGCGGATGCGGGTCTTCTTGGTTTCCATGGTGTTTATTCGTGAGAGATGACTGCGCTTGAGTCTGCGGACTTGTTCTCTTCCTCCAGCGCTCCGGTGAGCTGCTGATAAATATCCTTGGCCACATAGGAGGCCGCGCCAAAGATTAGCGACGGCGAGTTCTTGCCGTGGCCGATGATATGGAAGTCCTCTCCGACTTTAAGAAGCAAGCAGGCGACATCACTGCCGTGCTCGTTACAGATGCTTTCGAGTGCCTTGCGGCAACTGTTGATGCTTTCGTTGCTGAGTCTGCTCATTGTGTTTTGGTTATGTGCCGGCGTGATTGCCGGTAAGGTCTATTCGGCCGGTGGGCAGGCGAGCTTTAGCCTTTTTTCGAGGCGCTTGTCTTTTTCCAGCCTCACCACGGCGAGCACGTTCTCATGCAGCGCCTTGAGTGTGCTGTCGTTGGCAATGGTGTAGTCGTGCCGGATCTCCAGATGTGCCGTTTCGGAGATGTGGTGGTTCTGGGGGTGCGAGGGGCGCGTGATGTTGATGATGATGCCGCCTCTTTTGGCAATGAAATCTGCTTCGTTACCAAACCGCACGTCCGTCCACAGGATCGGCGCGTTCCCGGCCGTATCTGGCAGCCGCTCAGACACGACCTTCACCCACAGGTCCGGGTCGTAGGCTCTGCCGGCCATGCCGATGTCTTGCAGGAGGCGGCGGCCCCTGAGGTCTTTGTTGCCGTCCCAGCCGATGCTCTTGGCGATGGCCTTGAGCGCGTCTGCGAACGCGCGGCGCGTGTAGCGCACGTCTGCCTTGTACACGGCGTCTGAGGCCGCGTTCTTTCCCGCACCGGCGAAGCCGGTGAAGCCGATGTCGAAGAGGTCGTTCATGGTGCGCGTCAAGGTGGGGTGTGTTGTTTTTGCTGTCAACTAATTTTAGCGAGGGGGGCGGCCCGCGTCCAAAGTCCACCCGTCGGGGGTGGGTGGCGGGGTCCGCATGTTGCACATGGCGCATCTGCATGTTGCCTTGCATTAGGTGCCAATCCCCCACGTTTACAGAGAGAACCGCCCACTTCTTGCGCTTCGCGCACTACACCGCCCCGCCCTCTTGCTCCCCTTGCACCTGCACCGCTTGCACCTCAAGCGCCGGCGCCGCAGACCGCAGACCGCTCAGGGCCGCCCGTCCCCGAGCGATGAACCCTTCGAGCTCGCCCAGACTCATTTCAGCCAGCGCCTTCTCCGGTTCCCCGACCCGCTCTGCGATGCGGGCAGCCAGACCTTGCCCCGA